CTCTAGCAATGCGTGTTGCCATTACCAATTTAGAACGGGAAGGGAGCTAATAGTCTTAACTTTTATGATCCCACCAACCCGCCCACACGAGAAAATTCGCCGCGCGCTTAGAGCGCACGGCACCCAGGAGACACTTCGCTCGGCATTTGGGTAGCCAAGTTCTTCATGTCTTCCTCGGTTTGGGCATCCGCGTAACGCTTCGCCAGCTCCTCAACTGACTCATTCGTCATGCCCAATCGATCGGCCACAACCTTAATAGCTAACTCAAGGTCGCATTCATGAAAAGGGTGTGGGCCTCTCGAGATCTTATATGCCAACTCGCGGTCTTCAGATTTGTTGGACTTGCTTGTGCCCTCTCCAGGACCGTATACACGCATTATAGCGCCCGCAAATTCACCAACTAAAGGAGTCCTCTTGTCTACTTCATAATAACCCCTCGCTTTGTTATAACGAGCAACATCGAGTGGGTCCGAACTGCAAGTGACAGGCAATTTAGCCATCGCTCGCTTAGGCTCACAAATACTAGTGTTCGTCAGCATCGGGTTAACGTAAACCCTAGACAAGAAATCAATAGGACAATAATTGGTACTGCGTTCTACTACGGTTCCGGTAAAACCTAACTCTTTAGCGACTTCAAGCCACGTTTCAGGGTACTCTTCTAATCCGTCATCACCATACTTCGGACGGATGTCTTTAAAAGCACGCTCGTGGCTATAACCAAGCCGCCTCATTGTGAGGTATGAAATTAAAGCGTTCGTAAACGTATTAAGGGCCGTCGTGTCAGCAGCCCCAGATAAATTCATATAACCGGATTTTATAGCTGGAGGTTTTCCGGGGCTGGGATGATTGCGCGGTACTTTAGCAGTGAAACAAATTAATTTGTTCACTTCTTTGCCAAGCACCATGCGTACATACTTAGCCCCATCAGGGCTATCGCAACCACGTGCTACTGCTTCTACGAATGTTTGCCGTGTAAAAGGCGAATGATGCAAATCAAACTTACTGAAGTCAGTAGCAACTAAAACATTACCATTATCATAAGCAGCGCGCACGGCTTTAACAACATGGTCAGCAATCTCATCAGGACTACTGCCACAGACGTAAAAATGTCCACAACCGTCTTCCCCACCTTTGTGGATTGCTTCAGCAAAAGGTCGGAAAATTCGGCCAGATAAAAACAATTCGAAATCATCTTGTGGGCATATCATGCGCGCATTCTTACCCTTCTTCGCCGCATCAGGGATTGCTTCAGCCTTAAGATTAGCGCGAATAACCGTATCAACTTCATTAAGATTGTTCATAAACTTCTTAATTCCAGATTTTCTGGCTGGGTTACTCTTAATCATGGCAGCTAAAGTTTCCTCTGACTCCTCAATAAACCATCTGGCTCTCTTACCTACCTCTCTGGCAAACTCAATGGCGAAATTTCGCATCTCTCTCGTAGGTTCGACGGTGTTTCGCACAGTTTCCAAAGTTTTGGTAGCTTTTAAGATGTCAGTCAAGGTTTGAGCGGAGGCAGTTGCAGGTGGAAAAGGAGGATAGGTAGTTAATCTGGCAACGTTAGTAACTTCCCCAAAAGGATCCTCATCAGCTGTATAGCCGACAAAACTGATATTCTCGGGTACTGTAGCTAAAATGGCTGCGATAACGTTCACTTTGTCAGGGGGTTGGGCACGGCCAATACAAGCTAAATAGCCTCTGACCACTTCACAACCCCAAACGGTTACTAATTTGCGTCGGGTTATCAACCCCTGCCATACGTCTAGTGGTAAATTAACGACGAATCTGGTAGGGGTGGCGTATGAGAAACTTACATAAGGTTGGGACCCGCCAAACTCCGCAATTCTGAATTCACCTGCGGTGCTTTTATGGCGAGTTACGGTAGGTGTGTTAAAGAGTTGCTGTTTAAAAACAGTCTCTTCGCCAAACACAACCTTAACCAATTCCCAAGGATATCGACAATGATACTGGGGGTTTAACAAAACAAGCATTTTATTAGTGCCTGGAAACCTCCGGCGTTCAATGTGGTACATCCAATAACCATTGTCCTCAATTATTACGCCTGTTTTACCGTCGCGTTTAAGGTCACGTATGATGCAGTTAGCACCATCGTAATTCCAAACTTGGTGTTTCCAAGTTGCGCCACCAGCGATATGTTCTGTATAAGTATCGCCATCTATATACCAAAATGATTCAGAGTCACAACCACCTACAGCGTTGACATCAACTGTAAATATCACTATTTTGAAACCAGCGTACTGTTCAAAAGTATCACGTGACACATAATAATCAACGTCAAATAAAACTACAAGGTAATTGAGGCAAACACCGTCATCTCTAATCGGCATGCTTACATCCGACAGAAAATAATGGCTTTTGTTACCCTTCCAACCGCGCTTATCTTCTCGTAACCCTGTTGATATAGAGTAAGGGGTTAAGTCCAATGCTTCAGCTAATTCATCAATCGTGTTTAAGGCCACTTGACGAACTCTAGCACGTTCCCCATGGGGATGGCCAGCAATCGGTTCAACTTCTACAGAACTTATTCTGAAAAGTTTACGAACCTTCATAATGTCGTCATATGTAGTTACATAACGTGAATGATGATTGCGCATAGCATTAGCGTAAACGCGATTAACAATGAACTTTAAAGAGTCGTAAAACTCGGGTTCACATTTAGGATTGACTCGGATCAATTCTTTACGGCACACATGGGCAGCTAATAAGGAAAAACGATAACGTAAAGGCTCACTTGGTATGAACTCGCTTGTGCACAATCTAGCGACCATTATTTTATATTTGTCGAAAATCATGCTAAACGGAATTAAGTCTAAAGTAAGCCCCGTAACCAATTTTAACCGAAAAACAAAGCTGCGAGCTCGTGGATTATACGAGCGCGCCAAACGATAGATAATGCCACCTAAGATCAAAAATGGCATTACAGATTTTATTGATGTCACATTAGTGTAAAGCGTAAGCTTCTCAGCATGATGCATCACTATTGTTGACACCGAACCCAACAAGGCCGTAACCTCGTCAGGTACGTGGGTTTCCCCACGGATTGTATGTCCG